ATGTAAATGGAGAAGTGACTTGAGTCATAATCAAAATATCATTCTCATTCAAATCATTATTATTTTCCTTTAAATATTCCAATAAGTAAATTATCTAAATCAGATTTAAGAATCTTTCTTAATCTCTTAGATAAATAAGAATTGAATATCTGGCCTTTACATCCATTTCCTGTAGCTAATCTCAATTCACCATCTCCATATCGAGCTATAGAACATCGATAATAAAGAATAGTTCTCATTGTTTCAAATTCCTCTTCTACAAATGGATATTGGCTCATTTTATATTCTCAAATTCAAACAGTATTTTTTAAACAAATACTCCGCATAATACCAATCATCTTCATTATCTATCTCAGTATAAGTGTATTCTGGCATTTCATAAATTAATGTAGAATTAGTTAATCTGTTTTTAAATTGTTTAATTCCCCCTACAGAATTAATACAAAATGCTCCATTTTCTATTAAAAGCCCCTGAAAGTCCTGTCTTCTTGGTCTTATCAATGGATTGTAATTTAAAGCAAATCCCATTCCTTTTTCTACTTTTTCCCATACAAATCTATAAATTCTAGCACAAGTTACTACAGATCTTCCCAATGTAGAACATGAAGAAATCTCTTTATTATAGAGCTCAATTCCATTTTTAAAATCCTGAGCTGATGTAAATGGAGAAGTGACTTGAGTCATAATCAAAATATCATTCTCATTCAAATCATTATTATTTTCCTTTAAATATTCCAATACAGCAACTTCCCAATGATTTGTATCATTAGCAGACTCTTCACTACGAAAATGAAAACTAATTTTTTTCAGGGAATATTTTGCTATCAATTCAGCAATTGTATGAATTATCTTCCAATTATCACTAGAAATAACGACTTTTTCAATTTCATTTATCTTTTGTAATTCATTTATAACCCAATAACACAAAGGTTTACCACAAAAATCTTTTATGTTTTTTAATGGTATGCCCTTACTTCCTGATCTCAATGGAACAAAAGCTCTTATTTTCATATATAATCCTCTAAATCAACTCGTTTTACAAAAGGAAGAGCAGAATCAGGAGTAGCATTTACTATCTCAATTTTATGATATTCGGAATCTTGTAAAATAGCTTTCCAAATTCTTTCCATTCCCCATACTTTTATCTGAGATGGTTTTTCATGAATAGAAGGAAAATAATGTAATCTTCCATTCTTAAATTTATTATCAAATCCAAAAAGAACTATTCTTCTCGCTCCAAGATGGGCTGCAAAATCAATACAACAAGCTCCTGCTCCACCATTGTAGCGAAGTGTAGTATCTGAATCTAAATTTAATCCAGGAATCTTCCAGATGATATTCACTACTTTAATATCAGAAAGTCCTTCAACAGAAGGATGTTTCTCAGTTTGAATATTAGTGGAGACTTTCAAAATATTAAGTTTATCAATTAAATCCTTTTTTTCCCAATATGCCCTGGCATCTCCCATAAAATGAATCTTAACCCAAGAGCTAATTTGAAAAGCATCATGAACAGAGATAACAATCTTGTCTTTTAAAATAGTGGAACCATGCAATAAACCTAAGCTAGGCCCCGATCCAAGTACAAAAATTGTTTCTTCTTTATACATCTTTGGAATATGCCAAGGCGTTTTTGATCCACTTTTATAGCTCATTCAATACTTCCTCAAAATGTTTAATTGGCCAATGGGGCAAAGCCGATCCAGGAGTAGCATTTATTACTTCAATCCCTAATTTTTCAACATCTGCTGCCACAAATTTGGAATAATTGATATGTTTTTTTAAAGTATCAACAGGATGATTCACTTTTGCTAAATGATAATCATGATAATTCATTCTGCCATCTTTACTTAATTTCATATCAAATCCCAATAAAATCACTTTTCTAGCTCCAAAATGAACGGCTAAATTAATAGCAGATAATCCCGTGTTCTGATTCCATCCAATGGATCTTCTATCTTTCACTATTCCTTTATGAACACGAAATAATGTTTTTATTCGGGGATCATCTCTGGTATCGGGGCAACTGGATACTTTCAATCCTTGATATTCATCAAATTGTCGCCGATATTTACTTTTTCCAGATACCCAAGTATGCACTTTACAATCTCCAAAATATATTACATCAATCCAAGTAAAATCAAGAAAAGCTAAATTACAACCAATTGTTGGATATTTTCCTCGAATCAAATTTAAATCATAATCAGGAATGCTAGGCCCCCCTCCCACAATGAAAATAACAGAATTAGGCCATAAAATAGGAGCTGACCAATATAATTCCTGAATTTCAGTAGAAAGATCTTCAAATTTCTCTCCCATAATTTAAGTGATTTTCCTCTTTAACTTATTTTCAACAACTGGTCCCAAATCTTCAAATTCATCAATAAATGATCCTAATTCACTTTTTTCACATTCAATTATTTCTCCAGGGCGTACATGTACTTTGACTCTACTTCTTTTTCCAGTTGTAGGATTCAATTTAATAATAGTGTGCTTTCCTTGCTGCTTTGGATCTCTATTTAATCTATATCTATTCATATATCCTCCATGGTTTGATTAACCAAAATTAAAAAAAAGACTGATTAAGCTCGTAAATGAACAATCCCACAACGATTTTCCTGATCACAACGAATCCAAGGAACCATGATACACATAATTTTGAATTTAAGAAGTAGCCCTCCCTGTTCTTCCCACTGAAGAGTAGTAATTGGCATTCCCACAATTAATTTAACTGTCTCAGGTTGCATTTCCACCAAAAGAACATTATTTGCTGTAAGTCTATCCGCACATCGAATATCAGAAATAGCATTCAATTCAAGAATCCTTTGCCGAATAGTTTTATCAGAAGCCGCTTTATAATCATCATCTAAGATAACATCATAAGCCGTAGGGACATAAAGAACAAATGGCCCATAATGTCTATCATCATGAGCAGCATCAATCATAGCCAAAACATCATCAAGAATATCTTGTCCACTAGTGGCGGATGCATCCCAATTCGAAACTAATGTAACTGTATTTCTGTGTACATAATCCTTATATCCATACAAAGTTCCACCACCGAAAGCAAAAGTAGAAGAGCCTAACAGAATAACATCCTCTACTTTCTCAGCTACTTTTCTTGCTGCTAATTCAGCATTTGTAGTATCTAAAGGTTCCCCATTTCTTCGGGATGCTTCTAAAGCACGAGCAGAAATAGAAAAAGATTTGTGAATAATTGGAATGGGAATATAATTAGTCTCGAATAATACCCTGTCCTCTTCAGATTGCTTTTGAGCTTCCATATCAATTTCGGCAGCAGTATAATCAGATTGGGTTTCCCATTGTAATACCGTAGTTCCTAAGCCGTTTGACAATGGATAGGTGAGACCTCTATTTTGTAAATCAGCGGCGGCGACTAATCTTTGCTGAGCTATCTTTACAACAGCAGTATCAATCGCTTTCCATTCATCATATCGAAGAGTAGCGGTAGTGTTAGCATGAATAGTTTGAACTTTTCCATTTACTTTAACCGTTGTCCAAGATTTGCCATTGTATTCAAAAGGCCTCAAAGATCCTGGATCAAATCTGTTCACTAAAAGTCTTTGAGCAATTCCTCCATGAGCATGAAGAATACCACCTTGATTCGATAAAAACCCACCAAATTCAGCAGGTCCAATTACTCGATCTTTCATCGTATTTTATCCCTCCATAAAAGAAATGATTACACCACCATTGCTTTACAAAAACCATCAGGATCAGCAGCAGAAGAATCTGACATATCCACTGCTTCAAGAGCCTGTAATTTAACTCGGGCGTATTGTTCCAAGGCCACCGATGAATCATAAGCAGAAGATTTCTTCATGTAACCATCTCCATTAGATTCAAGCCAATTCCCGACAACAATATTTTGCCCATTAGCAATTCTACAAAGTACAATATCTCCAGTTCGGCAAATCACAAATGCCACTCGCTCTCCAGATGAATACACTGTAGATTTATTTTTACCATACAATTCATTCTCTATTGCAAACATAGCAATAGCATTACCACCAGATGTAGCATGAGGTTTAACCTGCCCAGGATTTGAAGCATCCCATTCAAGTAGCATTCCAGGATAAACATCAGCAGAGCATACTGCTTCATCCCGAATCATACCTCTATTTTTAATCATTATTGTATTGGCCATCTACTTTTTTCCTCCTTTCATTCAATAAAATTGATCAATTATTTCCACTTCCATTCTCAGGAAAAGGAGACATCACTTCCAATGTTGGAATCTCTTCCTCTTTTGTAAGAGAAGAAGATCCACCTCCATATCCAATATAATTGATGTTTCCTGTAAGAACTGGAATTTCTCCAAAATTATTTTGTTGCGAATTAACTTGAGCAAGGGAAGCAATTCCTTCCAATACTGCTGTGTCAGCTTGTTCTAACCATTCTTCAGTAAAATTATTTGCTGGATTAGCCTGAATCGTTTGAATAAGAAAAGATCTTCTTCGTTCTCTTGTTTTCAATCCATCACTCAACACTTCTCTAATCTCAGCAGGAGCATTAGCAATATAAGATTGAACAGTATTGACTTTTGATTCTGTAATGGATGAATTAATCTTAGGATTAATAACAGAAGATGATTTGTCAATATCCGTAGGCTTTGTATTCACTTGTAGCTGAAGTTCTTGCACCTTATCAGACAATGCTTTGATTTTACTCAAAGGACATTCCTCTAAATTCATCAAATATTGCCGATTCTCTTCCGTATAACCAGAAAATTCATTAGCTATAATACTGTTGACTATTTGTTCTTTATCCATCTCATTAATCCCCTCCAAATTAAATTGTTGTTGAGAAGTTGAATTGTTTTTCATTTCAACCTCTACATATTCAGTCTTCTCTTCTACCTCTTTTGCATCATCAGCAATTTCAATAGAATCCCCCTCCATTGTAAAGGATCTTTTATACAATTTATAAAAAAAATCATTACTATCAGGAGATTTCATCTCTTTTTCATATATGAAATATCCTTCTTGCTGATAAACATCTTTTATATAAATTGAACCATCTTTCACTAATTCTTGAAGAGATATTCTCAATTTCCTTCTTAAATCCATATCTCCCATTGAATTATCTGTAATTTCACCAGAAGACTCTCTTACTTTAAATCCCAATGGTTCCAACATCATTTTTATTGCTCTTTTTAAATTTCCATCTTTCACATTTTTATCCTCCCTTTTCATATTCATTCTTAAGCCACATCCATCTTGCCAGGAGCAAGCTCCTTGCTGATCCGGCAATATAGCTAAATGATCTGGAATAATATTAGAAGCAATCACTTCATATTTTTCTTTATTCCATTCTCCAGAATCATTAATATCAACACTAAATAATCCAGTAGAAACGTCAATTTGCTCTCCCGCTTGAATTCTATTCACTAAGCCTTTATGCACTTTTTCTGATTTTTCAATATCAAGATAAATTTCTCCTTTCAATTTGCCCAAATCATTTTCTTCAACATAACTCACATTAAATAATCTTCCAACCACTCTCTTTTCCTGCACTTCAGGATCTTGAGCAGAAATATAGAGTATATTTCCATTTTCATCTTCTGTTGTGGGATGATAAACTGATACTGGAACTCCATTCCATCTAATAATAGATTCTTTCAAAACATCTTTTGTATACAATACTGAAATTTCTGATGCTCCTGTATGTACTCCTTCAACCAGCAATACAACAGATACCACTAAATGAGGTTTATTTTCATACTGAATTATTTTTGATGAAATTTTATTTAATTGGAGAGTTATTGTTCTCATTTTTTCTTTTCTCTATTTCTCCAAACACTGTAACATACAGCTAAACGTTGTTTCACATCTTTATACTCTTCTTTCATCACTCCACTTCCCATACATCTAGAAATAAATTTATCTTCTTTTTCACCTTTTCTAGGTTTTGGAATAGGCATAATTTTTCTCTTCTTTCTTAATAAAATCAATCATTTATCTATATCAACAATTCAAAAATCAATCAAATTTTACCCCAAAAAAACTTCATTAATAAAATTAACAACTTAACCTATCTTTAACTGTTCTATATTCGAATTTTAAATAACTATCCATATAAATATACAAGGAGCAAAATTTAGATCAATCTATACATAGATAAATATTTGATTAATTTATATCTTAAAAACAACACAATATCAATCATTTATACTGCCCGCTAAAACAATAACCTTTCCATCAAAATCATCTTCAAGAGCATCTAAAACTTTAGCTCTTTCTAAATCTAAATCTTGTTGAACATTTATTTTTATTCCTCCATATTTACTATCAAAAACATCACTAAAAATTTTAGCTCTTTCACTTGACATAAAAAATTCTCCATAAGGACTTTCTGGTTTAAAATCAAATCCACATTTATCATAAAACATAATAGTATTAATATCTCGTATAGGCATCAAAGTAATTGCTCCCCCTCTACCAGCTTTATTCGATTCTGAAATCATCTCTCTTATCAAAGTAGATCCACTGCCTTTCGAAACACTTCCTAAAAGTTCTATTCTAAGAGAATCATTTATTATTTCAAAAGTAACCGATCCAATTGGATTTCCCTTATTATCAAATTGAATACTTCCTGCCCATCCTTCCCCAATTTGCTCAATACCCCGTTTTGTATAACTCAATCTTTGAATATCATCAGATCGAACTTTATTTTTCAATTCCTCCAAAAATTGTAATTGATCTCTTTTTCTTTCTTTATTAGCAGAAAAAACAGCTATTGTTCCTAACTTGTCTTCTCCCTCTCTCAAATCTTTTCCAAAAGATTGTTTTATTTTTTTCGGAATCACTGGAGAGATTCTTTTCATCTTTTTCTTTTCTTTTTCAACTATTTTAGGAACTGTAATTGCAACACATCGACACTGAGGATGAACTGGAATCATTCCTTCTATTTCATTCAATGTATATGGCTTCTTTTTTGATCTTTTTTCTAACTCTAAACATCTTTCACATACCCCCAAGTCATTTGTAGCTTCAAATTCTGCCATTACTTCAACACCTTCCATTCCAGCCTCTCGATATTCATTTATAGCAGCTACATGATGAGCTCTGATCACTTCTGTTCGAGCTATTAATTTAGCTCTATGAATACCAATAGCAGATACTCTATTGTTTACATCTTGAACTAATTCTTTCGCTATAAGTTGAGGAGATTTTCCTTCAGCTATTCCTTTCGCCAATCCTGTTGATAACCCTTCAGCTACTTTTCTTTCAATCTCTGTATTCATAAGAGAAGTTACTGATTTTAAATCATTATAAGTTCTTGTATATATCAATCCTACTCTATCTGCATGAATTGGAGAAAAAAAAGCTACATTTAAATCTCTCTTTACTCCCAAGACATTTTTTTTACTCATTTCCACTTGTGCTCGGAGTATTCCTTTTTTATATGCTGATTCAATATAGAGATTAGTCCAAGGTTTTTTTCCTACTATTTTTCTACCTTCCTCTTCAGTCACATTCAAAATAGGTTCTCCATATTCATCTTGAATAGATTGTTGAGCTTTTAACCAATCCATAAATGATTGCACTTTATCATCAGTAGTAGGAAAATCAAATTGTTTTTTTCCTGTAGGAGCCCCAAAGGCTGATATAACATTTCTAGACAATAAACCAAAACAATCTTGATCTATTATTGCTATCTTGATTAGTTTTTGAATTCTTTTGAATCTTCTTTTCATATCTCTCACAAATTGACTTCGAAGAGTAAGAGTACGAGTAGGATCAATTCTAAATGAAGCATTTAACACAATTAAATTTTTCCAAAAATTTTCCTTTCTTTTTTTTGAATATATTTCAATCTTTCTCTGAGAATTTTTGATCTCCTTTCTTTCCTTATACAATTTTATTAATAATCCTCTTAAATCAGAAAATAGAATGAAATTTCTTTCATTTTCTTAAATCTTTTAAATCCTGTTTTATTTCTTTTCTCGTCTCTTCAAATTGCTGCTTTAATTCTTCTATCCTAGTTAAAATATTTCTAAACATAATTTCTACTTCACCAGCATTTGCTTTTGAGTCAATTTCCTTTTGCATATTGGAAAGACGCTCATCTGTTCTTTCCATTTTTGCATTAATATCCGATGTATTATAACGAACGAGGGCCCCTGCTCCTACTAATATAACCATTACCAAAGTTAATACTGACCCAATCTCTTTCAAGTTTAATTTTATCCCCTCTTTCATCTTCATTTAAATGTAATAGAATTCTTAGTAACTTTACGAAGAATAAAATTAATTAGAGTTATTATTTCAGCTTGTATAGCAGGAGAAATAACAAATCCCGTTCCCTCTTGAATAATCAATGCTATCAAAGCTATAGCATTAACTATGATAGTTTTACTTTTGTACCATGGCTTCGAATCCCGTTTCAGTTCTTCCATTATTTCTTATCCTCCCATGATTGTAATTCTAATTTAGCTGAATTTAAAATTTCATTCAGCTCTTCCCCTTCACTCATAATACAAATATCAGATAAACAACCCTTTGTACATACCTCTATTTTCCACCTTGGAGATTGAAGAGTATCATATTTTAAAGTGACTGATCGTAATTTTGATACTGGAAGATCTGATAAAGAAATTTTTTTATGAGCACAACTAATGCAAAAAATCAATCCTACAAACAACATTAAATAAAATCTCTTCATATCATTATTTCTCCTATTTTTAGGTGGTGGTGAATCCTCCCTTATATACATAACTGCCTGATTCTCTGCAATAAAACTTCAAATCATTATTATTTCGTATTACTTTCCAAGTACCATTTACATTTTCTTTTCCAAATAACAATTTACCATCACTCGACAACTCATTGTCAACAGTGTGAATTCGTCTGGGATTAGATGAAGTTCCTAGTTTGGGCATGATTACTCTTTCTCTTCTCTCTCTTCATCATTTATATTAGATGAAATATAATCATTTATTTCCCGTATTTCCTCTGGAGTTAATCCCATTTCTCTTTCAAGAAAAACATTAACTGGATAAATATCCTCCCCTCCCACAGCATTCACATACGAAGCGAGAGCTCGCATTCTTATATCCGCTATCTTAGCCCGATCTTCATCTTTCATCGAATCTACTTCTGGCCAATCCACTCGATATTCCACTTCAGGAAGTATACCCATATAAATGAGACGATCAACAAAAGAACGAACTAAATAATCTCCAAAATCTGATCTTCTTTCATCAATCCTATCATTCCAATTTTCTTCATCTTGACTAGAGGCTAATTCTCCTCTTTCAGATCCAATTAATATTCTCAATGGAATCCCAACAGTTCCCGCTATTAATTTAAGTTGAACCATAACATGATTAGTTGGATCGACAATATTTGGTAATAATTGATGAGGAGTAACCCCTTGTAATCTCATAAATCGTCTCAATTTATGAATATAATTTTTAATTTCAGTATTCATATCAGCAAGAGTATTAGTATCAGGATCAGCATCAGCATCCAGAGACAAAATAATTCCAGGGAAAGCCCCCTGCCAAAACATTTCTGCACTTCCCGCCACTATTGTTTCTAGATCTTGAAGTCGATTGAATATAGGTTTTAACCTTGGAGTAGCATACACATCATTTTCAAGTATATCCTCAGCTACATGAATTAACCGAGAATAATGTACTTTTCTATCTATAAATGTTGTATTAGTAGTAGATTTCATTTTCAATTTATAAGTAAGTGGAAGAGCATAACGAGAAGAAGTTACATCTGTGTCCCATGTTTCTATAATTGCATTAGATTCAGAGTATGGTTGAAGAAAAAGTAATTGACGATTTGTCCCTTTTATTACTTCAGAGCCAATATCTTGCCCATCATTTACCCCTATCAAAAGAACAGCATATTGACCAATTCCTGATAGAATATCTACCCGTCTAAAATAACTCCAAATTCTAAATTTCTTTTCGATCTCATTCCATTTTTTTTCAAATTCTGTCTCCACTTCAGGATCTTCATCTTCATACACTAAGGGAGGTTTTCTCCAAGTCGCCTTCACTGGAGCCATGATAATGCGACGGGCTATATCTTGTCTTTGAAACCGGCCTTCATAGTGAGCAAAAGTAAGATTTTGATCTTCTATATATCCTATAGAATCATACAAATTACGCTTCGTACCAAATGATCTTCCAAGTTTTGATGCTAAATCTGATCGAGTAATAACTGATTCAGTCAATACTCTTAAATCATATAATAATTTTTGTTTTTCTTGTAATTCCATCGAATTTAATACCACATCTAGTTTTGTAGAAATAGGAGATGTTCTTTTCATCATTTTTCCTCAGACCACACTCCCACTCGTTTTCTCTTCGGACCAAAATGACTATACAAAAAATATCTATTTCGGTCCATGCAATGATCATTCTTTTTCAAAGGAACATCTTCCCCTCGATCTCGAGATTTTTCATCCCACGCATAGGAGACAAACTCCATTATTGTATTTTTACAACATTTATTTACTATGAATCGATCTTGTCCTAACAAAGTTGAACAAAATCGAATTCCATCTAACACATTATTATTAGCATCTTTCACTGGCCAATCATTCCTAATTTCAGCCTTGAAAGATGCTGCCGACGGATCAATATAAAACACTTCTATTTTATTTTTAGGAATTGAAAGAGATTGAAACCATTGATTTAATGCTTCAGCATACTGACGATCAGTTTTTTGTTTTAATGACTTAGTTGAATCATAATAATATTCAGATATCAAATAGACTTTAGGATATATTTTTTCTTTCATTTTTGTATCAACAGTAATCTCAGGATTATTCCAACCATACAATCCTACTGTGAATGGATTATTAGTTCCATAATCCAAAGCCATCCCATAATGAGAAAATTTCTTATTTCTTAAATCTTCTACATGACGGGATTCATCCCACATATCATAAATAACCCCTTCAGCTAATACCCATAATCCCTGGATAAATCTTTTGTACCAGAGACCAAAATATTCTTTCTTCAAATTTTCCACAAATTCAGAAGAAAGAAAACCATAGGGGCGAACATTATCATCAATACTAAAACTAAATTGAGATAAATCTAATTCTGATCTATCCAAATAATCTGTTTTCAACCAATGATAAGGAGAATCTGCATTTGTAGTACCAAAAAATTGAGCTCCATCTATTGACATTCTAGAAAGAGCCATTTTGAATACTTCCTTAGGCCAAAGAGTTAATTCATCTCCATAACACCCCGCCCAAGTACCACCTCGAATTTTTTCCTCTGATCTTTTATCATGAGCTCCAAATATAAATATTCTTCTTTTTCCAATATATAGTTCACCTTTGCCTTGATTATATTGGATAGATTTTCCCAATATAGATTGCAGAGGCTCTATAATATTCCTATAAAGAGTACGTTCTGTTTTTCCAATCATTGCTAAAGGGCCTCTTTTTGGACCATATTTACAATATTGAATCCATTTATAAATAGATGCCCACGTTTTTCCTGCTCTTACTGAACCATAAAATATATTAATTCTTTTTGTGCAATTTTGAATACAATATCTTTGATAATTGAATAATTTTACTTTATTCATTTTCCTTTTTTCCTGAAGAGGATTCTCTGCAAATAGAATCTACTTCATCAGCCACTTCATCAAATGTATCATCCATTAGCATTCTATTTTTCGAAAATTCTTCAGGACACTGTCTTTCTAAATACCAAGCATCTGCTGTCCAGTTAGGAAGTGCCATCTTTTTAATAATCTCTTCCCTCTCTACATATTCTCTTATTTTACCATCAATAACATCTCTTTTTATCACTTTTTTTGTCTCAGTATATTGTCGTCCTCCTTGAGCTGCTGATCGTATTCTAGATATTGATTCTCGTATTCTTTCTGCTTTAGCTTGTTTTATTCCTTTAAATAATTTTATCAATAATTTATCCCTATCTGACAAAGAATTATTGAATTCTTTTAATGACTTACCAGACAATTCTTGTTGTTTATTGAAAAGAATTTCTCCATCTTTCTTCCATATACAAATTGCAGCATTGGATACCCCTATACAATCTGATATCATTGATACTGGAAGACCCTCTCTTATTGCTACTATAATTGAATCCACTCGAGTTTCTAATTTATCTTTCTCTGTTCTCATTCGAGCCAGAGAAATATTTCGATAGCGGGATTGTTCTTTTGGCATTGGAGGAGAAATTCGTCTTATCTTAGTT